ATACTTCTACGGGTCCGTCGCCTTGGTCAACTCTAAGGGTTAGTTGCATGTCGGGTTCCTTTGTTTAGGGTTAGGTCAGCTTGTAGCGGTAGTAAGTGTGCCACCTTGAAACGACAGGGTTATAGAGCTTAATTCTCCAAGGGTGGCGTTTAGCAAAGGTAGCGATTCTAAATAAGTATTGGCTAGTTGGAATCGGGGTGCCGTAGCCGTAGGGGTGGCTAGGCCTGCAGCGGTAGGCGAGATCGTGATCGTCGTCTGTGTCCCGACAAGGGCCGCCAGTGTGGCGTAAGTTTCAGAGGCTGCATAGCTCATAAACAGTTCGCACTCAAACGTATTCATGGTCATACCTGTCACGAAAAACGAGTCAAGGGACCCGAAGGCAGATGAGTTTTGAGCCTGTGCTACTGACGTAATCGTGGCGCTAGTGCACTGGTCAGTCAGGTTGACAGCGTTAATAGTCATTGCAGGGTTTGAAAGATAGGTACTGGTTGCCATGAGTTAGTCCTTTGGTTCGTCGGTAGTAGTTTTAGCAGATTTTTTGGCAGCAGTGTCCACCACAAAACCGCCAGCAATTAGCGCTTCAATGTTGACGCCTTCGCTTGGCACAAACTCGTCGCCTGGTGTACCGACTCGAGGTGAAACTATTTTGTAGCTCATGGGGCCGCCTGTGCTTGTAGGGATATGTCTAAATCGTAACAGGGGAAGTCTTGGCCGCCAATAGAAATAAAGCCGGGGCGTCCAGCTGTGACAGCAACTTTCTTAGCAAGCATTAAGGCCGTAATACTAAGTATGTTTCGCATGGCGTCTAGGTTGCCAGGGCCGAGCGAGATCACTTTGACATTAAACGTCATTTTGACTATTGCCGATGACCAGCTGTCAAAAGTTGGGGCGTCAAGGAATACACAAGGCGGGTTTATTTTCTGTGGGTCTGTCGTGACTCGAAGATCGGTGATTGTTGCCAAAGTCGTAATGAGGTCGTCTATGGCCTCATTGAATAGGTCTGTGTAGACGGTCATTATGCGACAGCTGGCCTAGGGATTCCTGCGAGCTGTTTAATCATCGGCGTCAATCCTGTTGTAGAGATAGCGCCCATCTGGTCAAAGCTGGCAAAATCGTTTACGGCCCCACGTTGACGGTATAGCTGGCCTGCATACATGGTCGTTGCCAACGTGACTTGCGCATTAGGCGAAGTACCTAAAGCGTCTGTATACCCTGATTCCTGCCTGCGAAGATAAATAAAATTATTACTAGCTGAAGCGCATTGCGTCAAAAAAGCGGTTTCGTCTACGCCAGCTAAATCTATGCCAAGCCAAGTAGCGACGTTTGGGCCTGTAATCCAGGTGCAGGTTTGCGTATAAACCAGTGAGCCTTGCGGAATGACTGCGTAGCGAGTGACGTCATCGGCTTCAATGTAATACAGCACCTGGTTAGCGACAGGCTCATTAAAGTCGTATAGAAGGTCGCCGTCAGAGTCAGTACCTATGTATCGGTACTGAGGTATCGCATAGACGGTTTGAACGCCGTTAAAGGTCGCTGAAACATTGCCGACAATGATTCCTTGACCTACAGCAACATCGGTAGGTGTAAGAGTTTCTACTACTGCGTAGTCGTCCAGTAGTGAAGCAAAGGTGATTTTATAAGTAGCCATTGGCGGTTACGCCGCCTTTCGACTAAGCCTGGGTGATCTTTTGAATCATTGAACCGTTGGCTTTGAAGGTACAGAAATATCCGTGTGTGGATACGGCACGAGTCAAAGTTGTTGGCTGGTCGAGCGACATAATGCCCTTCCAATCTTCGTAGATTTCAAAGCCGATGTCCTTCATGATGACCATGGTCTTGGCGGCGAAGTTGTTGTCTACGACGAGCTTCAGTCCGAGTGGGCCGTTGTCGTTACGGTTGTCGCTACTGCTCAAAGACGTTGCGTTGCCTACGCCCATTGAGTTCATTCCAGATAGGCCGCCGTTAAGGTTGGCAAATAATGTTCTGTCTGTTGTGTCTTTTAATTGCATAATCAAGCTGTAAGTGGCAGGGTCCACAAACATATGAGTTGGCAACATGTTGGTTGCGGCCAAAGTGACGACAGCTGCATCGTAGATTGACTTATAGAAGTCTGTTGCGGTCAAGTCCCACACGCCTGCTGATGTTGCGGCGGTGAGCAAGTTGTCTGCGGCCTCGTTGTCGGTGCCAACCATGTAGCCGCCGATGAGATCGTTAATTGTAATGGACAAGGCTGCCGGGTCTGTGAAGTCGAGCGTTTGGTACGAGATGTTTGCTGAGTTTGCAAACGTCTTTTTGGTGACCGTGTTATTGGCGATCACGCCAGTTTGCGTAGCGACAGCTGCGCCTTCAGTTTGTGCAGTTGCTGTGGCCTGATGGGTCGTCCACGTAGGTCTATTAAAAGTGCTGGATGGAGTTGACGGCATGGCCCTTGCGCCAAGTGCCGAAACGACAGGGCGCATGTAGTTAATGTCCTGAAACACAGGACCCATCGTAACTTGGGTCAACAGGCCCGGAACAGAGGTCAGGAACTCGTCGCCAGCGGCAGCGGTAATCATTGGGTCACGGTGAAAATCGGTGTAGTCCTTAAAGACTTTTTGTGCGTTAACCCAAGAGTCGCCGCCTTTATGGAAGGCAGCCATGTATTCCCAAGAGTTAGGGATTCGAGGCTCTTTACGAGCTGAAGCAAAAATTGGTGAAGTGGGAATTACTACTTCGGCGGCTGCTTGAATTTCCATTGGGGTTTCGTCCTTTTCGGTTTCGGTTTCAGGTTCTGTAACTTCTTCTTCGGCTTCTTCGTCAGGTGCAGACGCCGCTACTTGGGTGATAGTAGCACCAGCAAATGCGGGTGTGGGAACTAGCGACAGCTCTACCCAATCGGCGGCCATGACGATCATGTTGCCGTCGTCGTCATACTTAAAGTCTGTTGGGTTGACGCCTACAGACACAGAGTCAAGTACGCCGTCAGCGGCTAAAACTAGGGCCTCGTCGCCAGCTCTGGTGTTACTGATCTTGGCGGTAAACATCATGCCTTCGGCGGTGTCTACCCGCTCTGTGACAAGGCCGACGGGCTGGGTTGAGTCGTGGTACATGTAAAGCTTTGGCATTTTGCCTGCCGTTGAAAGACTGCCAGGTGCAAAAGAAACTGTTGTGCCGTCAGCGACGGTAGCAAAAGTGTTGTAAGGAAGCGCTGTACCCGTAATGGTGCGTCGAGCTGGCTCGCCCGGGGCGGCAGCGTCAAGGGTGAAGTTAGACAAATTAAACTTAATCATGCGAGGGACTCCTGAGTGTTTTCGTTAGGCATATTCATATCATGTTCTTGCATTGTGTAGTCGTACAAGTATTTTCTAAAGTCAAACTCCACAAAGGTTCCCCTAGGTAATTGCTGAGATAACGCTGACGTAATCGCTTCGGCGTACATAGACAGACCAAAAGTCCACAGGTCACCTTTAGCGCTTTGGCTGTTCGTGTAAGCGTACGAACCTGTAGAAATACCTAGTAAGTATGGCGGCACGTTGCACAGTCGAGCGCACTCAAGGGCCTGATAGTTAGCGGCTTCAATCAACAGCATTTTGTCGGGCGTAGCTGTCGTCTCTGTGTACGTCAAAAACTCGTTAAGTGCTGCCGTCTGGTTAGTTGCCCTGGCTGCGTTAAACGCTGCCGAAAGGTCCGCTAGTTCTGTGGCGCTCAAAGGCTCGCCGCCAGTCTGCTTCAAGACGCCTGCAGGGATAGCGCTACTGCTGTTGCGATATCGGGCTTCTTCAAGTTTCAGGGCCGTAGCAATAGTTTGCTCAGACATGTAGATCATGCCCTGAGTCGGTGACAGGATTTGCACGACATCTTCGGTAGGTAACAGCTGACCGTTAAAGTAGATGGCGTCAGATTTACCAAACCATACCGGGCCGCTCATATCTTCAGTAGAAATAGACCCTTGAGGCAAGCGAGTTGCTGAGGCCATATAGCCGTCAGCGGTACGGGAAGTTATCCAAAGAAAGCAACGCCCGTAAAAGAAAAGGTCGTCAAATATCCAGGGGAACAAAAAGTTGTTTGGCATTTTAGGGTCTAACTGTGACAGCCATGATCGAGGTGCCAGCGGGACCTGTTCCATTTCTGTACCGTTCCAAATTTCGGTATACATCTTTAAGTCCATGCACGCCAGGACTGAGGCCATAAGGTCACGGGACCTAGAGATCGCCGCTACGGACATTGCTTTGTTTCGTGCCTGTCCAGCTTGATAAGCGTAAAAGTTACCAATGTTAGACATGTTGGTTTGTGGGAACATGCCGCTACCTGACGCCGCCGCTTTAGCGACTGGTGGACTGATCGCTGCTTTAGTGACTCGGCTAAAAATTCCCATGATGTCCTTTAGGTTGGTTCGGCCCAAACCCGACGCTTAGGCCGAACCTGAGCAAACTCTAACTCATACGCCTAGCGTCATGTCCCTGAGACAACCAGCATGGGTTTACCTAAAACTCTAGGCCGTGACGCTTTAGCGATAGCCAACACTGCACAGCGAGCCAACTCAATCGGCCCGGGCGACCTATGCGACGAGATCATGACGCCGTCGCTGGTACGAATTTGGACTGCTCGACATACGTGTTCTGCCAGTGTTCTTTCGCCCCGGTGCCGCACCTTACTTTCGGCGATCATTGCTTTAACCAAACCCGTATATTTGACTAGCTCTTTTTGTCCAGCTGTCGTACAGCGTCGAGCCAAAGGTTTCGGTACATGTATTTCGTACGTCGGACCGATCAACAGCTGCACAGTCTGGTCAACCATAACTCGCTCTATCTCAGCCCACATTTCGGACATAGAATCAACAATAAATTCAACCTTTAACTCAATGACGTCATTAGCGACAACAGCTCTGACGCCTACAAAACGGTTTTGATCTGCCGAAGCGTCACACGCCAAAATGCCGCCGTCAGGCATAGCCGTATCAGTCGCTAGTTTCTCCCACTCGGCTGCGTCAATCCAAGCGCCCTTAGCGCTAGTCCACAAATTTAAGTGCTGGCGGTTAAAACTGTCTTTAGTGCTGGCAAGTTTTAAAGCGTCAAGCTGAACCGTCAAACCTAAAGACGGATTTGCATAACCCCAATACTCTTGGCCGTGACAGCCAGGCGGCATAGACCATTCAGCAAGATAGCAAGCGCCAGTAACGCCAGCGTCAAGGTCACGCAGACATGTTTCTCGTACCTGTATCATCGCCAAACTTGACTCGTCGCCGGCGGTGCTAAACATCGCAAAATGACTATTAGCCTTGGCGATTTGCGACGGCCTGAGACAGTCGTCCACGCAAAATTGCGAAATGTTGTAAAGCTCATCCGCCACGATCAGGTCATAACTACCGCCCACCAGGTTGAGTGTGGCCGCTCGAACTTCCCAGCGGGACCCGTCAGGCATAGTGAC